CGCAACCGTGGCATGTACGCCGTCCGCACCTGATGGACGCCGAGTTTTATGCAGGAATGGCGGCAACGGCCGCCGACCTGATCGCGCGCTTCGGCCGCGACGTGTCACTCGTTCGAGTGACGTCGGACCAAGACCCGTCCGCCGGCACCGTCTCGGAAACGAAGACGACCCTGCCGACAAAGGGCATCTTCCTGTCGCAGACCGTCGCCAACGTGCGCGAGTCGCTCGCAGAGGGCGCTGATCGCATGATGCTGGTCGATTCCAGCCAAGTGCCGGCCCTGCCCGACCGCCTCGTGGCGGGCTCCGTGGACGCCTCCATCGTGCGAATTGACGTCATCGACCCTGCCGGCCTGCCGCTGGCCTACGTGCTGCATCTGGCAACCTGATGGCGCGCGGCAGCTTTTCGGCCGATATGAAGCGGTTCGCCGACCTGACGACCGCGAACATCGACAAGCAAGTGCGCGGCGTCACGCTCGCGCTGTTCAAGTCGATCATCGTCGGCACGCCGGTCGACACTGGCCGCGCCCGGGGAAACTGGCAGACGAGCATCGGGCAGCCGATCACTGGCACCGTCACCCGGCTCGATCCGTCGGGCTCAGCCGCAATCGGCGAGGCTCAGGCGACCATCGGCCCGGCCGGCGGCATCACGTGGCTGTCGAACAACCTGCCGTACATCGGCGTGCTCGAATACGGCGGCTACCCCGAGGGCCCGAACACCATCGGCGGCTTCTCGAAGCAGGCCCCGGCCGGCATGGTGCGCATCAATGTGGCGCGCATCGAATCACTGATGAAGAAAGCCGGCGGGCAGAGGAAGTAATCCATGGACCTCGCGACGATCCACAGCGTCATCGTCGACGCATGGCTTGCGCTCGATCTCGGCTTGCCAACCGAGTACGAGAACATGCCGCTGTCCCCGACGCCGCAGAACGCGCCGTGGGCCCGGCTCTTCTGGCTTCCCGTAGAGAACGACGAGAAGCTGCAGACCGCCGACAAGTACAGCGGCATCCTGCAAATCGACTTGATCGTGCCGGCAGGGAAGGGCACCGCCGACCTGCACGAATACGCGAACCAAGTCACCGATTTCTTTCTACCGTTCCGCTTGTTCACGTCGGGCTCGGTGAGCCTGCGCGTGCTCGGGCGGACACCGTCGTCGGTCAGGGTAGGCGGCGGATGGGCGACCCTGACGGTCAGCGTGCGTATGTCCACCGTACTCGACCGAGTGTTCTAAGCGTAACCATCCCCCGGCGCTCGTCGCCGGATTCAATCCTTCAGGAGTCACAGCGATGAGCAAACTGTTCAGCCTTCAGGGCAAGATTTATGTCGCGACGCGCGACACCGTCACCGGCAAGCCGAAGACCCCCATCTGGCTCGGCAACGTCAGTCAGGCTTCGATGGAACTCACCACCGACAAGAGCGACAAGAACGAGAGCTTCAGCGGCAACCGCCTGCTGTACGGCTCGCTGCAGAAGTCGAAGGGTGCGAAGGTCACGATGACCCTCGACGAGCTTCTGCCCGAGAACTTCGCGATGGCCCTTTACGGCACGCAAGGCTCGGTCACTGGCGCAACCATTACGGCCGAAGTCGCGCCGACCGGCCTCGTGGTTGGCGACTCGATCATTCTCGCGAAGCCGTTCGCGTCGGCCATCGTCGTCAAGGATTCGACCGGCTCGCCGGTCACGCTGGTGCTCGGCACCGACTACGAGATCACGTCGGCGTCGCGCGGCATCATCAAGCTGCTGAACGTCACCGCCAAGACGCAGCCGTTCAAGGTCGACTACACGTATGCGGCCTACAAGAACCTCGCGATGTTCACGAACGTCACGCCGCCGGAACGCTACGTGATTTTCGACGGCATCAACACCGTCACGGGCGACAAGATTCTGGTCGACCTGTACCGCATGCAGTTCGATCCGGTCTCCGGGTTCGACCTCATCAACGAGGATTGGGGCGGCCTGCAGTTGAACGCCGTCGCGCTCTACGATGAAGTCAATTCCCTCGACGCGAACCTCGGCGGATTCGGTCGGCTCATCACGCAGTAAGGCGTGGCCCGACTCGTAAAAAAGAAAGTCCGCGCCGGCACGGACGATCTCGGTGTTCTGCACCCGGATCGTTTCGTGCCGGTCGGCAACGAGGTGTGGGCTGTGCGCGAGTACAGCCTGCGCGACGCCGCTCGGCATGAGCCGCTTGCCGACAAGTTCCTCGCGAGCAGGAAGGACGGCGGCACGCCCGACCCGGTCGCGGCGGTGTACTTGCTGGCCGGGGCCACTGGCCGCAGCGTGGTCGAGATAGCCGGGCTGAAAGACGACGACTTCGATGCGCTCGTCGCGGCATGGGATGAAGTGAACGCGGCGCTATTCGGCGATAAGCCGCAGCCGAAAGAGTTCATGCGCTGGGCCGACGTGTACGAAACGCTGATCGCAAGCGGACACACTTTGGCGCAGATTGGCACGTACACTGCGCGCCAGATCGAGCTGTTCCTGAGCGCGGCTGCACGCCGCCGTAGCGATCAACGCGCTGAGAACGTGATCGATATGAACCTCGCCTTTGCGGGCGGGGACAAGGCCGACCAGCACCTAACCAGTCTCAGGAAAAAAGACGCATGAAGCCAAGCGATTTCTACACCGTGCCGGCCAGCGAGGCCGGTATCAAGCTGCCGCTGCTGATGCTTGACGGTACGGACAGCGGGCAGTGGATCATGGTCAAGGGCCCGGATAGCCTCGCCTACCGCAAGGCGGCGGACGTGCTCAACCGGCGTCGCGTCGAGATCATGACCATCGAAGACTTCGAGGAGCGCGAGCGCGTTGCCGACGACGTGCTGGCGGATAGCCGCGCGCCGCTCATCATGGCGTGGTCATTCGACGAGCCGCTCACGCTGGATGCGGCACGAGAGTTCCTGCGCAACGCACCGATGATTGCCCGGCAGATCGAGCAGGCGTCAGGTGATCGCAGGCGTTTTACCAATCCCGGCTCGCCGAACTCTACGAGTGGGCCGGGGTCGAGCGAGAACTCCGAGGCGGAAGCAGAGACGCCCTCTACAGGCGACTCCGCGTCAGAGCCGACTGCCCCGTCGAACTCGGATACCTCGTCGGATACTGGCGAGATTTCAAGCCGGGCGGCGTAACGCACATCGAGCTGGAGGCATGGGAACGGCGGACCGGCCGCCGGCTAGAGACGTGGGAAGCCGAAGCACTCATAACACTGGACGGGATACTGTCGCATGACCGTTGAAGTTACCTCGCTACGGATCAACGTCGACAGTACGCAGACGAAGACGGCAACGTCATCGCTGCAGAGCCTCGTCGAGAAGAGCCAGCAGGCCGAGGCCAGTCAGACGAGGCTGGCATCGTCGAGCAAGTCAGCAGCAACCGCCATGGGACAGCAGGCGGCAGCGACGAGCGCCACGGCTCGCGCGACGCAACAACTGTCCGAAACGGAGGCACAAGCGGCCAGCAGGTTGAAGGAGGTCGTTAAGGCTTCCTTGGCCCGCGCAGAGGCCATGAAGAGCACCGCGACCGAGACGCGCGCCGCCACCACCGCTACCAAGGAACTCGCTGCAGCGCAGAGCAAGCTGGACTCGTCGACGGCAAGGCCCGTGCGACGTGATACGGCCGCTGAGTCGTTCGCCATGCAGACCCGCGAGGCCAAGGCGTTTCAGGACGCCATGGCGAATACCTCGCGGTCGCTGGACGACGTCGCCGAGAAGCGCAAGTGGGCCGCCGAAATGCTCAACCGGCAGATGATCGGTGAACGCGAGTTCATCGACATCAATAAGCAACTGCAGCGCGAAGAGAACGCAGTCACCAAGGGCATCGAGCAGCAGGCGAATGAAGTGCGCCGCCTCGTGGCCGCCTACGATCCGGCCAGCGCGAAGCTGGCGCAGCTTGCTCGCGACGAGAAGGCACTCACGCAGGCGCGGCGCGAGGGTTCGATCTCTCTCAAGCAGTACGAGCAGGCGTTGGCCCGCATCAAGGTCGACCGCGCTGCAGTCACGCTCGAAGCGGAGGCCGTGAAGAAGACGGCGAACGCAATCGACAAGCTCGGCCTGAGCAGCCGCCAATCCGCACGCGACCTTGCCACGATGGTGAGCGCGTTGGGTCGCGGCGACTTGGGTCTCGCGAGCAACCAATTGCTGCAGATTGGAAGCCGGGCCGGCGTGCTCGGTAGCATCTTCAGCCCGCTTGGCATCACGATTGGCGTGCTCGTCGGATCGTTCGTCGCGCTGTTCAAGGCGATAGCGGACGGCCA